ACTTAAACAAACCGGATATCTGAGATGGCTTATAACGATACTCAGCCCATCGCTCTTGATATCCAAAAACAGCATTATCTTGAGTAGAATCGCCAGTTACATAAATCTCTTTATTCAAAACAGCTTGCTCTCCAAGCATAGCAAAAGCAGGAAAATAAAAATCATACCTAGTAGACCTAGACCACATACGGTCAAGACCTTGCTGATATGTCAAATCAGCACGAACAGAACACAAACCAATAATTACTCCATGCTCAGTAAATGATTGTGTAAAACCATTACGCATAAGAGCAGTACCAATAGCACCAAGATTAGCTAATGGTGTATCACCACCAGTTACACCAGTACCAGAAGTCTGAGCAACAGGATTAATAATAATAGGATTAGAACCACCACCCAAATACTCTGGACGCTGTAAGCGAGCATCAGGAGAAATAACACCGAAATGAGCACGAATTATCTCGGTATAACGAGTACCACCACGTGCATCACGCTCCAACAACTTCTGAACTTGAAAACTCTGACGCAACTGATTAATAGTTGCGGCAGTAGCAGTAGATAAATCAGCATACAACAAACCAGCCGTACCAGAACCAGAAGCGGCAACCTTAACAATATTTGAAGGAAGACCAGTAGTATCCATAATGTAATTAGCTGAACCGGACGAATCAGAATTAACAAAAACACCAGGATAAGTACCAGGAGAACCCGTCATACCAACAAAAGCCTTAGTACCCAAAGGCAAACTAACAGAGGCACCCTTCTGGGGCCAAGGCAATGCACTAGTAAAATAATCGTGTCGCTTACCTCGACGCAACAAAACAAAATCTGACGAACTATCAGGGCCATCGCCCTTAGGAACAGGAACAGAATTTTGTAAATTCTCATCCCTAAACCACTCATTCCATATCAAATTATAAGCACGAGGCCAAAAAGCACAATGCGAAACAGTAGCACCAGAATTAACCTGGCCAACAGTGGGCAAACCCATATAATCCTGCAAAGAACCAACAGCATAACCATTAGCAGGAGAAACCTGTTGAGGAACTACATAAGAAATCGAATCACCAGGATTAATCTGTTCACCCATAAACTTTTGCCAATTGTTCCATATCAACCTATTAGGAACAAAAAAGAAAAAAGTATCTAAATGCATATTATCCATAATTGGATGAATAGGCGTAGCCAAACGAGCAAATCCAGTAACCTTTAAATTAAAAGTATCTCCAGGCAAAACCTCATCAACATAAAACGGTATCAAATAACCAGCGTCAAACGTAGTCTTATGTGTAAACTGACGAGTAAAAGAAGCCCGAGGAATATCAGCCTTAGGCACCATAGCAAACTTGTGCGGATCAACCGACCGATTCTTGTGCATCATCATAAAAAACCTCTTTTCAATTGTGTTAATTGAGCCGACTTAACCTGACGTTTAACATCAAGTCGAGCAGACGAAAACTCACCGGCCAAACGGCCGGAATACGCATCCAACTCACGTTGAACAACCAAATCAGAAAAAACACCAGGACTCTCACGCTCAAAAAGTACATCATAATACTTAGGTGGCTTAGTCTTAACGCCGTTTATAACGACATAATCACGAGGAAAAACATCGGTTTGATATTTTTCCAACCACTTAGCACCAATTCCCGGCTTCAAACTCATGTGATTAAACTCCGGAACAACCGAATTACGAATAACTCCATCCTCATCAACAAACTCAGGACATGAATAATGTAAATCGGCAGCATCACCAGTAACTTTCTGTACACAGTACCGAGCAATGTAAGCAGCGGACTGGAACGTAACATTACCAATAGACGAAAGACCAAAAGGCCAAAGGGATTCTAAAAATTTACTTGTATAAATTTTCTCACCCGAAGCAGACTTACGGAAATAAACCTTGTCCGAAAAATCAAAACCAAATAAACAAGCATGAAAATGAGGACGCAACGTAGATTCGCCATACTCACCGCCCATATAAAAACGAACAGGACGTTTAGAATTCTTACGTAAACGCTTCATAAAACGTTGAAAATCAGGATAATTTAACGAACCACCGGCGGGTAGATTGGACTCATCGTAGGTAAGCGTAATAAAGGAATTGTCTTCATAAAGCGAGGATTCATGCAAACAACGCATCGCCCATTGTCTTGATCTTTCAAGACGACAACCAATGCACTGACCACACGGCAACTCAAGTGAACCATCAACACCCTTTTTACTACGACTTACAAACTTTACAGAACCATCCAACATCCGGACAGCCGGCATAGGATGGTAGCAAGGCATCAGAGACGCCAACCGCCACGCATAGGATTCTTACCTAGGTTGGCCGCGGCCACCGTCCTAGTATTCCGATTAAAACGCTTCGCTGACCGTCCCTTGTTAACAGCATAACGGGCTACAGGTTTCATAAAATCCTCCAAAGTTTGACCAAAAAAGACACCCCTAACGAGGTGTCACCTAGACCAGTTACATCAAGTAAAAAACTGGTCAAACGTGGTTTTACCACGAAATCAAGAGTCCTTCAAGTCCTTAGCACGAGCCACCAAGCGAGGCTCATCAAGCAACTCAATCAAACCAATTGAGTCCTCAAAAGAACCGAGCTCATAAAGCTCAAAATCATCAGGATGACGAGAAAGATCATCCGTTGAATCCTTACGATTCACCTCATCACGAAAAGAACGCAAAGCAACAGGCACAGCAGGAACAAAAATAGGACGACCAAAAGCCTGAGCAGCAGTATCCTTAACAGAAACAATAACCAACTTCATGATAAATCTCCAAAATCAAAAGACAAATTAACGAAACTTAAGAACCAAAGAAGAAACAACAGATAGTTCGTTTTCACGAATATCTCGAATAGCAGAATCACGCTCAGAATTAATCAAACGCTTAAGCTGAGCAATACGAAGATTCAAACCATCACAAACAATAGAACGCTCAACAGGAGTCAAAACGTCAACACTTGACGCAACAGCAGAAGAAGAAGAAGCCATAAAAACACTCCAACAAATCGTGCAACATCGCACAAAACAGATTATACAACAAAAAACCCGCCGAAGCGGGAATTTTTTGTCATAAATGTAAAAAAATGTAAAAAAATCAGCCTCCGGCAGGGCCCACATCAGGAGTACCTGACGTGGGTACAACTTGAACCCGCATTGGAGCTGGTTCTACGTCCGGCGCCTTCAAAAAGCCAAGCTTACGCGCCTCGTCACGATTGGAATCATCTTCCAAAAAGGACATCAAACGCTGAGGGTCATTCATAAAACGAGCCCTAACCTCAGCAGGTACACGCAAAAATTCCTCTTGCGCAGCACGAACCAAATTCATGGCAGAATGAAAATCAGGAACATCAGTAAAATCACCCGATTGTGGCATAGCCAAATCATTAGGCAACTCACCAGTAAGACCAAAACGACGAACAATAGTGTTTATATCAGATTCTTCCTTAGCAGACTGAATAGCCAAAGAATCATCCAAACACATTAAACCTGTCTCCAAAGAAACAGAATCACGATCAAAATTATAAGCAGAACGCAAAAACATATTACCTCCGAATTTTAAGAACTTGCAAAAGAACATCAACAATGGGCTTAAGCTGACCAGCTTCACGCCCAATATTACCCAAACTATCAGCAGCTTGATAATCCAAATCCAATAACTTAGTTTCAGATTTAAGCTTACCGATAAGAGCAAACAACTGACTGCGAACAGTAGATTGAGTCAAACCTTGCTCTTGCATCAAATTAGCAGAAGAAGCCAACTGTTGAACAAGCGTTTTCAAACGCTGACCCTCAAGAGGATAATTCTCAGTACGAGAAACAATCTCCTTAAATTGAGCATCCATAACATTAATACCAGTACGCAATGAATCAGCAGAAGCACCAGTTTGAGAAATCTGAGCTTCAATCAAACCTGCCAGAGCACGTTTGTTCAAAGTATCAGCCTCAATATTAGCAACCTGAGCAGAATTCATCTTAGTTTGCAAATCTGCATTAACAGCAGCAGTACCAGGACGACCAAAATCACCACCAGAAGCAGAAACACCACCAGCAGGACTACCGCCACCTTGTGAATAAGCCAACATGGGGTTTAACCCAGCAGCTTTCATATCCGCAGTAGTTGTCTGATAACGAGTAGCAAATTGATGCGCAGAAAAATTATGCGCATCCTCTTGCCTACGTTGTGAAGCTTGGGAACTTAAAAAACCACCAAGCAAATCACCACCAGCAGCAATAATAGGGCCTAACATCAGAAATGATCAATCAGGCCAGGAACAGAATAAAGCGGCATTGGTCGAGCAGTCTTACAATCGATAAAACTGTCAAACAAAAACTGCTGACCATTAGCCTCAGTACCAACAGCAACAATACGTGCAACAGGTGGAGTATCCTGAATAAACGTATTATTCAAAGTAGGCAAAGAAGTAAAACGTTGGGCTAAATGCCAAACATCAATAGTACCAGCAGAAGTAGACTTAAACAAACCGGATATCTGAGATGGCTTATAACGATACTCAGCCCATCGCTCTTGATATCCAAAAACAGCATTATCTTGAGTAGAATCGCCAGTTACATAAATCTCTTTATTCAAAACAGCTTGTTCTCCAAGCATAGCAAAAGCAGGAAAATAAAAATCATA